TTAATTGTATAAGCTTGATGTGTTGAAATTAGCTGTTTTTTGTTGATCCAGTTCGGTGTAAATATCTGCTGTTGTTTGATAGCTCGAATGTCCTGCAAGGGATTGAGCAACCTTAATATCAACACCTTTGTTATAAAGTTGAGTTATAAACATATGTCTTAACATATGATAGTGAAATGGTATTCCTAATTTTTCAGAAGTACGATTAAGAGACTTACGAATTTTTTGAGATTTTACATAATTCATATCTCTACCAAAAATAACATATTCACTTTCAGGGTACTTCCTAAAATGATTTTCTAAAATATCATGTAGCTCATTTGAAATAGGGAGTTCACGATAACTTGATTCTGATTTCAAAGTTGTTATTTTTGTTACTCCTCCAATTGTTTGAATTTGTTTATTGATTGACATTACATTGTTCACTAAATCTATATCTTCTCTCTTTAAAGCTATACATTCACTTATTCTTATGCCCGTATATAAGCCGATATAGAGCGCAACTATATAATTATCACTTTCAAGTACATTGTTTTTTACGGGATGTTTATATCTTTCAATAAACTTATTAAATTCTTCTAGTGTAATAGTTTTTTTCTTACTTTGTGTCTTAATCCCATTAAGTTTTAATTTTACATATGGTTTTCTTGAAATATAGTTATTGTTATATGCGAAAGTAAAAACTCCGTTGATGATTTTATAAATACCTTCAATTGTTTGTTTTGTGTTGACTTTAGCTAATTCGTTCAATGTATTTTGAATATATTCGTAATCAATCTTTGCAATATCACATTTCCCTATAGTATCTTTCAAATGTTTGTTATAGACGGATTTTCTAACAAATTTAGTAGTTTCTTTTGTAAAAGGATCATTAACAATATATATTTGAAACACATCATCAAACGTGCGCTTTTCGGTTTTCAAATGTATATTCTCTTTTAACCTTGCTTTTGTTTCTTCTTCAAATCTTTCGGCATCTACTTTCCTAGCAAAACCGCTTTTAGTTATCCATTTTGTTTTTCCTGTTATGTGTTCTTTATATTTAATCAAAACTTCATAAACATAGCCATTTTTGGCTTTTTTAGACTCTCTTTTTCTTATTGACATATTTTATTTACCTCCAATTATTTTTAGTGTATAATAGGAGAGTAAGAAGAATAACCTTACCGTCAAATTGGTTATCCTTTCTTACATCCTCATGTCACTTCCGTTTCTCTATTGACACATTAATTTGGAAGTGACGTTTTTTAATGCAATGAAATATCGTTATCATCAAGTGCTAAATTTTGAAACCATCTGTATAATTCATCATATGTTAAATCATATTTGTTCAGAAAATTTTCAAATTTTTTTAGCATTTTTTTATTGTCTTTGTTGTATTTCTTATAATCCTTATAATTTTTTTGATAAACACCATAAACACTTAATGCATCATCTGAATTACCGTTTTGATAAAATGAAACATAGTTAAGTAAATCTGATGGGCTACTATCAATTTTGTGGTTAATTGTAAAATGATATTTACCTTTATCAATTGTCATAGTTGCCATATTATATTTTTCATCATAATCTAATCTTTCTAATTTATAAGGCTTTAACACATTATCTACTGCTGTAGCAGATATTTTCTTTTTGTGTTTTTTAGACTCTTCTTTATTTGAAGAACACGCACATATACTAAAGATCATTAAAAAACATAGTGCTAATTTCATTAGTTTTTTCATATTCCCTTAATTCTCCTCTATTAATGTTTTTCTAATTCATTAAGTGATTTTATAATTTTTTCGTGGCATTCATAATCTAATTTAGTAGCAACTAAATCTAGAACTTCAACCGCTTTGTTTACCAAATTGTCAACATCTTCTTTGTTGATGGCTGATATTTGCGAACACTTTCCAAAAAAGTGGTATTCTCCATTACTTTTCATCAAGTCAAATCCACAAACATTTAAAAGACATTTAATAGCTTGTTCTTCTTTTGTCAAAACTTCTTCGCCATCATCTATCAACAAGAAATGTTTTTCTTCTTTCTTTTCATCTTCCCAACCCATTAGATATGCGGGTGTAGTTTCTAAAGCATCGGCAAGTTTAGCAATTTTATCCCGCCTTACATTTTTGATTTCACCTGATTCATAGCGTTGGATAGTAGCTTTGCTTACTCCAATTTTCTTACCAAGTTCTTCCATGGTTAATCCTAAATCTAGTCTACGTTTTTTTATTAAATCCTTGAATTCCATTTTCCCACCTCCTTCGCTTAAATTATATAATAACAGTACCATTTACGCAACTTAAAACGCAAAAAAGTTAAAAAAGTTGCGAAAACGAGTTGACAACAAGTTACGTAAACGATATTATAGGTAACGTAGACGAAACGAAAGGCAGGTGAAACACATGATTAACAACGAGAAGATTGCAATTCTTTTAATCAAAAAAAAGAAAACTAAATCTCAATGGGCAGAGTATTTAGGAATCTCAAAATCAACTTTAACAAGAAAGCTCAATGGGACAAGTGATTTTTTTAGGGCAGAAATTATTAAAAGTTGTGAGTTCTTTGGAGAAGAAGATATGTCCGAATATTTTTTTGATAAAAAAGTTACGGAAACGGAACAAGGATAGAAAGGAGGGAACATATGAACGAATTAAAAGTATTCCAAAATGAAGAATTTGGAGAAGTAAGAAGTTTAGTTATTAACAACGAGCCTTGGTTCGTTGGAAAGGATGTCGCAAAAGCTTTGGGATATGAGAATCCATCCAAAGCTATTAGGGACCATGTCGAAGAAGAAGACAAAAAGGTGGGGGTCCAAAATGTTACCCCATATATTTCTGATAATTTAGGGAGAAAACAATATCCAACATTTATCAATGAAAGTGGAGTCTACTCATTAATCTTTGGTAGCAAATTACCAACTGCTAAAAAATTCAAACATTGGGTAACAAGTGAGGTATTACCTACATTAAGAAAAACTGGAAAATATGAAATTCCTAAAGATCCAATGAGTGCTTTGAAATTAATGTTTGAAGCACAAACTCAAACAAATGAAAAAGTTGAAAAGCAAGAGCAAAGAATTACTAAGTTAGAAGAAAATTCTTATCTAACACCTGGGCAATATAACTATCTTTCAAAGGCTGTTCAACGAAAGGTTGCACGTGTCAAAAAAGAATTAGGTTGGGAGTTACACCCAAGACAAAATTCTCAATTATATCGTTCAATCAATCGTGATCTAGATAGATATATTCAAATTAAAACTAGAAGTCAATTAAGGGTAAAAGACTTTGATAAGGCATTGGAATTTATTGAAAATTGGCAATTATCATATGCTGATAAAAAAATCATTGAACAGTTGTCTTTAGATGTTTAGGAGGATGAATTTATGGCTTTTAATAAAAATTTGCAAAAGTTACGCATCAAACGTGGCTTATCTCAACAAGACCTCGCAAATGCAATAGGTGTTACTAGAAGTAGTGTTGCAAATTATGAAAGTGGTAATAGAAGACCTTCATTTGAAAATCTAATTAAGTTTGCTGATTACTTCAATGTAACGTGTGATGAATTGATAAGGGAGGAGAAAACCAATGTCAAAAAAGTATGACCTAAACGAAATTGCTAACAAAATAGTTGAATTGATTGCTGATGAAGAAGTGACTTTTGATGAAGCGTCTATAGTTTTGTCAAAAGCACAAGAAAAGATTAGATATGAAGCAATCATTAAATTAGAAGGCTATAGGGGAAAGCATAATGGAAATTAGACCTACAAGGATGTTCAAATGGGCGGAAGTTCAAGAGGACTTGGGAATTTCTCAAAAACAACTCCAAAACTTCATAGAGTTAGGCATTTTGAAACCTATTTATTTAGGCAATGGTTGGAAATTTTCTCAACAAGAAATCCTTGATTTTCAAAAAGATTATGCGGGGTTAGATGTTAGCAATTATGAAAAAGCAAAGGATTGTAAAAAGATAGTTGATGCTCAAAAGAAATTATTACAAGGAGGGGTTTCATGAAAAAGAAATTAAATAAAGCAAAAGTTCTTGCAGTTGCATTAGGAATTTCACTTTCAGCAAATATCGGAATGTATTTACATGGCCAATGTTTGCAAAATGAAATCGTAGCCAGTCAAGAAGAAGTGTTTGACTTAAAAGCAAGGAACACACTTTTAAAAGACACTTACAATGACTTACTAGGTCAAATGCAAGAAACACAAAATGAAGTTCAAAGTCTACAAAGTCAAGTAGAAGAACTACAAAAATGAAGATCATTGGGTGTCTTTAGAATTACAGCGTATTGGATGAATGAGGATGAATACGGAGATATGACATCTACGGGAGTTAAAGCTCAAATAAACCATACAATTGCTGTTGACCCAACAGTTATACCATACGGAAGCAAGGTTAAAATTGACGGTCAAATATATGTCGCAGAAGATTGTGGAGGAGCTGTCAAGAACAATGTCATAGATGTATGGGTGGAACATCCAAGCAATAGCTTTGGTGTTAAATACAAAGAAATTTATATAAGAATGGAGAATTAGAATTATGGATGAAGTATTAAAACAAATCGTTGAAGCATTAAAAGATGCAGGAGCTAAAGATGTAAACACAGTTGTTATTGAAAAAGGACAAGTAAAAAAGCCTAGAAACAGAACACCATATTTACCAGTTATTAGATTGTCTGCTTCTGTTGGATTTGATGAAGACGATGATTTCGGCATGGCTATTCGAGGTGGAACTTATAATAACGGAGCTGATTTTCTTGCAAAAAATTTTGGCATTTCAAAAAAAAGATATTAGAAAAATCTTTGAACCTGCTAGTGGAGCATTTGACAAATGTTGTAATGAATTATGCGAGTTGTTAAAAGAAAAATATCTTGAAATGGAGGAAGAAGAAAATGGAGATAGGGAAGATTAAGGAAAAAATTTCCAACATCAACAGTGAATTGTTCTGCTTAAGTTGTAAAGACCATTTAGATAGTGTGGATTTAGATTATGAACGTGAGCTTGAAAGTGAAAAAACTGAACTTGAAAAAAAGTTAAAAGAGCTTGAAGGAAAATAGATGAAATTCATAAATACAAGTTATGAAGCTCTGTTCCCTAAATGTAATGTTGTTCATTTCAGCAATGAAGAAGAATGGCACAAATTAAGGGGTAATGGTTTAGGAGGAAGCGACATTGCTAGTATGTTGGGTGAGAACAAATATAAGAGCAAGCACCAACTATGGCTTGAAAAAACAAAGAGAGTCAAACCTGCACAACTAGACAGTGAAGCAATCGAAACTGGAAACTTAATGGAACCTATTCTTGTAGATCAATACTATGCTCTATACCGAAAAGAAATAGTAAAAGTGGTGGATGTTAAGTCTATTTCTATCTATCGAAAAGATAAGCCTTATATGAGAGCAAATCTTGATGGAGCATACATTGACAAAGACAGAAAGCTAACAATTCTAGAAATCAAAACAAGTACAATTCAAAACTATGCAATGTTGCAAGATTGGGGTGTAGATGATGACGGAAACGAGAAAATCCCATTCAATTACTATTGCCAATGTCTTTGGTATTTACTTGTTACTGGTGCTGATAGAGTTGTTCTATATGCTCATTTAGAAATCCCTTGGGGCAAACAACCTCACGGAGAAACTAGAAGGGCTGTTATTAACAAAGAGGATGTAAGAGAGGATATGGAATATATCCAACAACATGCAGATGTATTTTGGAATATGGTAATTCAAGATATAGAACCTGCTGTTGTAGAAAGAAAATATAGTTTTTAAGGAGAAAAAACATGGATAAGTTAAAGTTATTTATTGACGGTAAAATAGCAATCACAGTTTACAACGCAGAAGAATTTAATCATGTTGTAACTTATTTAAGTATGAATAATATCTTTTTAGAAAACGGAGAACCTGCTAATAAAATGAAATTTATTGGTATTTCAGAAATCATTTTCTTAAAAGGAAACGTCGCTCACGGGAAACCATTGGTAGAAGTGAGCGAAGAAATGCAAAACAGATGTATTAAATATGAATTTGTTAAAAAAGAAATTGAAGATGCGATTGTTCCTAATGTAGAAGAACCTGCTCCACAACAAAAAGAACAATCATTTACATCTGCTTATAACTCTCAACCTATAGATGCGGTTGTAGAAGAAAAAGAGGAAGTTGTACATGAAGTTGCTACTGATGTGCAATTAAAAGCTGATGCAGAGGTTGCTGAAATCACATCTAACATTAAAGAGTTCAAAGAAAACGTTATTCCCAAAATCAAAGAAAGAGCAAACCTAGTCATTACTAGAGATAATATCAATTTTGCTAAAAAAGAAATTTCTAATTTAAACAAGAATAAAACTTTGATGAAAAATGATTGTAAGAATTTAAAATTAAAAATTCTTTCTAACTTCAACGAGTACGAAAAAGAATGTAAAGAAGTAGAAGAAGTCATTGATCAAGTAGTTTCTACAATGAAAAGTTCAATCGCTACTTTTGAATTTGAAGATTTAGAAGCTCGTAGAAAAGAAAAAGCTGAATATGTAAATAAACAGTTAGAAAAAGCTATTCAAGAAGGATTGCCTAAAGAATATGCTAATCACTTCATGTTTAACAAGAAATGGTGGGAAAACAAAACCTATCAAGTTACTAAATTTAAACAAGAGGTCGAAGCTGAAATCAATCGTTTAAAAGAAGCATATGAACGTTTAGTTAAATCTCATGAGTCAATCAAGAGCTTTATTGAAGTTCAATGTAAGTCAGCAGGAATTGAACCCTTAGACTCTGCAACATACATTAGATTTTTAGATAATGGAAGCGATATTGCAGATGTTATGAACGCAGTAACTAGAGATATTCAAAATATTCAGCTTAATATCGAAAGAGCTAAAAATAAAGCTTTAGAGGAACAAAAAGCAAAAGAGCAACAATTTGTCGAACAATCTCAAAATGTCGCTCCACAAAGCGTTATTTCTAATACAGAAGTATCTGAACAAGATAAAGAAGCGGTTCAAGAAATATATGAGCCTAAATTTCCTCAACTCGTTCAAACAGTAGAAGCAACTCCTAAAGGTCACGAAGGAGATAAATACGAATACACATTTAGAATTGCGGGAGATTTTGGAACTATCAAAACAGTATCGAGTTTTCTTAAACAATTAGCGGTGTATGGCGGTTTGGAATATGAAAAATTAAGTGGAGGTAAAGTCAACAATGGGTAAATTCATGAGAGGTGTCAAAAGAAGAAATGCCATTAAGGCAATCAAAGAAATTAAACAACAACATCAAGGTAAAAGATATGATCCCGAACATGATGTTTGGATAGATGCACAAATTCCTTATGTTAAAGCAAATGAAACTTTAGAAGGTTATCAAGCTAAACAAATCAAGAAAAGATTATCAAAAATTGGAGGTAAGAAATAATGGCAGTAGGAAGTCAACTTACAAGAGGAACACAAAAAAAGAATGTTCCTACAACATTCAGTAGTTTTATGACAAGTCCAGTAGTTACAGCAAAAGTAAATAAACTTGTAGGTGGAGAAAAAGGAGAAAGATTTATTTCTTCAATCGTAAGTGCGGTTAGTACAAACCCTGCACTTGCTAAATGTGATTTCAACTCAATTTTAAGTGGTGCATTACAAGGCGAAAGTATCGGTTTAATTCCTTCACCACAATTTGGACAATATTACTTAGTCCCTTACGGAAATAAAGCTCAATTTCAAATTGGGTATCACGGGTACATTCAATTAGCACACAATACTGGAATGTATAAAAAATTAAATGTTGCAGAGGTTAAATCAGGTGAACTAGTTAAATATGATCCTTTCAATGAAGAAATTGAATTTGAAGCTATTACTGACCCATTGCAAAGAGAAAACGCTGAAACGGTAGGATATTATGCAATGTTTGAGTTAAATTATGGACTTACTAAAAAAATGTACTGGTCTAAAGAAAGAATGTTAAACCATGCAAAAAAATTCTCGAAAGCTTTTAACTCACCAAGCAGTTACTGGCAAAAAGATTTTGATGCCATGGCTAAAAAGACAATGCTTCGTCAACTGATTTCTAAATGGGGTTATATGTCTACTGAAATGCAAATGGCATTTGAAAGCGACATGGCAGTTATTAATGATGACGGGTCAAAGAACTATGTTGATAACCCAAGTGTTGCAGATGCTTTCACTCCACAAGAAGATGCTATTGAAGTTCCACAAGAACAAATTCAAGAAGAGGAACCATTCTAATGCTTAACGCTTGTATCTTTCAAGGGAGAATAGCAAGTGACCCGACATACAAAATGAACGAAAAGGCAAAAGTTTCTAAATTTAGGTTAGCTGTTCAAAGAGACTATAAAGACAGAAACGGAAATCTAAAAGCTGATTATATCAATTGTTCAGCTTTTGGAAAAAATGCCGAAGTAGTTGATAGGTATTGTCAAAAGGGACAAATGATTATCGTTAAGGGAGCTTTCCAAAATGGAACTCCCTACGACGATAGCCAAGGGATAAGAAGATTTCCTTCTTTCTCGAACATAGAAAAGATTTATTTCGTAGATCATGGAAATTTAAAAAAACCGCAAGAAGTTGAGGAAGAAGAACCAACTTTAGTGCAAATGGGAGATATTCCATTCTAAAAAAGGAGAAAAGTTATGAAGATTGTTAAAGAAGAAAAACATTTGTATAAGTTTTTAAAAACTGTTTTCGACATTCAAAAGTCGGCAAAACAAAAATATATTATCGGAAATTACGGATTTTTATACTTCTATACACCTTATAGAAGTGGGAAATTCTATCAAAAGAGTGAGAAACGTATCGCTATGGAGTATAACTTCAACGAGTATGCATCATACACTCTTTCGCAATTACCTAACGGAGATTTTGAATTAAGAGAAAATGATGCGTTGGTCATTGAACAAATGATTAATTATATGGCTAAAATCAATGATATTTTGAACAATGCAAAATTCAGATATTGCATTGACAAAGACGACACTTGTCAACTTGCTAAAATGACTAGTCTTACACATAAAATGCTATGTGATGATGATATGAAATACTTTAGAAGATTTGAAGATGTAGAAGTATTTCAAAATGAAGATTATTTAATTGCAGACAGTAACGTCGTTGATGATGATTTAAACATTCATGTGTCATTGGCTTTCAATACGTGTGGCCATGAAGTTGAACTTCAAGTTCAAGAAGGCATTTTCAAAACAATTCTTGATGCGGTTTCTGATGAAGTGGAAGAAGAACCAAAACAAGAACAAGAAGTTCCTGCAGAAGATGAAGAAGTAGAAAATGAAAATTGCCCTATTACTGATTACAAAGTTGAAACAAGTTTTCAAGAAGAATTAGAAACTGACCTTGATAATGAGAACCCATTTGCCCAAGAAGAGGAAGAACCATTTTAAAAGTGATATTTGCAATAGATCCAGGTAATGAGTTTTCCGCCTATGTTCTTTTGGATGATAATTTAAAACCAATAGACTTTGATAAATGTACAAACGAATTACTTATGAACAAGATAACAGAGCTGTTCCTTTTTGAAAACATCAAGTGTGATGTAGCAATCGAAATGGTTGCTAGTTATGGGATGTCAGTAGGTAAAACGGTGTTCGACACCTGCGTTTGGATAGGTAGGTTTTATGAAGCTATTTGGAGATACAGCAATGTAAATCCTACCTTCATTTATCGAAAAGACGAGAAGATGTGCCTATGTCATACAATGAAAGCTAAAGACTCAAACATTGTACAAGCTTTAGTAGATAGGTTTGCTCCTGATACTCCTAACAAGGGTAAAGGAACAAAGAAAGACAAAGGCTTCTTCTATGGCTTTAAAAAAGACATTTGGCAAGCAATGGCTGTTGCATGTACTTATCACGATATGTATATCGAAAAAGGAGAATTTTAAATATGCCTATAAAATATGTCGATAGAGAGTATAAGGTCGGTCAAAGATATCTTGTTGATGAACCGTTAGCAAAACATTACGGAAAGATTGTCACAATTTCAAGAATTAAAGATGATTACTTTTCTAGTGAGGTTGATGCTGATGTCTATTACACAGTCGAAGGAAACAAATATCAAGAATTTGGTTTTCAACGTCATTCAATTTTTGAGCAGGGGTTGAAGAATATACCGTTATGAGTGAATTCAAAGATTTAGTTAAACAAAAAATAGAAATTTGGGCAAATCAAAATTATTATCCACTTCAAAACAATTATAAATCTCTTCAAGAAAAATATGATCTTCTAGAAAAAGAAAATAATGTACTTGCATATCCTGTTGAAAAACTTAACAAAAGAGTGTGTGAGTTAAAAGAAGAAACAAATCAATCAAAAAAACAGCTTGAAATAGCTGAAAAAAATATGTTGCGATATAGAGAAATGGCGCAGAACTATCAAAGTAAAGTTAAAAAATTAGAGGGAACGTTAAGAATGGAGCGTGTTAAGAAATGAACAACAAAGACGTAGAAATGTTTGAAGGGGCTTTAAGAATGTATTTCTATCTTAAAGAGAAAACAAACTATTTTAACGAAAAAGCAGATGATTACTACGTAAAGGCTCACAATGAGTCGAGTGTCATGGGTATGCGCTACGATAGAGTAACAGCTTCTAATGGATGTTCTGTTTCATATGCAGGAACTTCTATATCTCACAACGTTAAAAAGAAAATAGAATTTGAACAAAAAGCAGAAGCTTGTAAGAAAGCTTACGAGTCGCTAGATGCGTACTATAACATAGAAGCTAATTTAAAGGCTCTCACGAGTGAGAAATTGAGTTTAGTATTAAGTGTTTACAAATATGGCAATTCGCTCTCTACGGTCTCAAAAATGAGTTCTATGAAGGTTTCTAAACAAGCTATAGCAAGTAAAATGAAAAAAACCATTAAAGAAATGATGAAAGAATAGGAAGTGAAAGAAAATGGCAATTAAAAAAGAAGGTTCGGCAAAAGGATATACAGTTATCAACAACCACCTTTTGAAGAATACAGATTTATCTTTAAAGGCTAAAGGATTGTTATGTTTGATGTTTTCCCTTCCTGAAGATTGGAACTTTTCAACAAAGGGATTAACTTCAATAGTCAAAGATGGCGAAAGATCAGTAAGGGGTGCTCTAAAAGAATTAGAAGATAACAGATATTTAATTAGGAAACCTATCCATGATGGAAAACACATAACAGACTGGGAATATCGTATTTTTGAAATGCCTTATAGTCAAGAGTGCTGTAATGAAGATGCACATAAGCAAGATGTACAAAACGTACATCTTCAAAACAGCGCACAATTAAATACTAATAAATCAATTAAAGATAAATTAAATACTAATAAATATAAGAAAGAAAGTAAAAAGAAAGAATTTGAGGATATTTTAAGCAAGATTGAGGATGAAGATATCGTGAATGCTTTGGGTGAGTTTATTGAAATGCGTAAGACCGTTAAGAAACCTCTTACTGCTCATGCATTGGATTTAAACATCAAACACCTATTTGAGCTTTCAAACGATAAAACAACTATGATTGCGATTATCGAGCAAAGCGTTATGCACAACTGGTTGACATTCTATGCTTTGAAAGAGCAAGATACATCATCTAACAAAAAACCTCAACAATCTATGTATCCTAATGATTTTGCTTTCTAAAAGGAGTGTTCAAATGAAATTAGAAGAAACAAGACAAATATTAAAGATTTTGAAAACAAACTATCCTCAAAGTTTTAGGAACTGGGATATTAAACAATCGCAGGACTTCTTAAACCTTTGGGCAGAAGCTTTCAAAGATGAACCAGTAGGGCTAGTTGCTACTGCTGTCAAGTCAATTATTTATTCTGATACAAGAGAATTTGCTCCTAATATCGGTCAAGTAAAAGCCATGATCCATAAGATTTCAACAGTTAACAACTCCTTAACAGAACAAGAAGCATGGAACTTGGTTTATAAGGCACTTGAAAATAGTGGTTATCATGCGGAGGAGGAGTTTAAAAAGCTTCCTCCTACTGTTCAAAAAATTGTAGGAAGTCCTTCTGTTTTAAAAGAATGGTGCATGATGAACATTGACGAGCTTAACTCGGTTGTAGCAAGTAATTTTCAAAGAAGTTATCGTGCAAGAGCTAGACATGAAGAAGAAATGCAGGCATTACCAAACAGCGTTAAGGCTGTCCTTGGGAATATGGATCATACAAAAATTGGGTTTAAATGAGGAAAATAAAATGTACTATATTTTAACAATAATAATTTTAGTTTTAATTGTCGTTTGCTTGTACTTATACAAATTGTTAAGAAATGTACGAGCTGATTTAGATAGCTATAAGAGAACTTATTTTAATGTTTATGACGACTCTTGTGCATATAGAAAAAACAGAGGGATTGTAGAAGGCAATTTTGATATAGTCAAAGATTTTATAAGTGTTTCAATAGATGAATTTGAACAATTTAGATATTTTGCAAAACACAACTATGTTGCAGAGTGTTTGTTTAAAACGTTCATCAAAGATGGGATTTCTAAAGGATATGAAGAATTAGATAGGGGAGACTCTTATGATTATCCACCACATTCAGTTAAAATTCCAAAAAATTTAAGAATAGAAATACTACATGTAAGAAAAAAATAGGAGGTGCAAATTATGATTAAAGTAGAAGAAATCGCTGAAAAATACAAAGGTTATGAAGTGGACGAGGAGAAACTAAAAAAATTTCTCACACCACCTAAACCTAAAACAGTATGGGATTTAAAATATGGTGATAGATATTATTATATTTCACCTAATGGGAACGTTTGGGGAAACAAATGGGATGATTGTACACTTGACAGTGGTAGAAGAAGTATCGGCAATTGTTTCCTAACTTATGAAGAAGCTAAATTTGAGGTTGAAAGACGCAAGGTTGAAGCTATCTTATTGAAATACGGTGGAAGAAGATTTAAAAACAGTGAACGTAATTATTATCTTTACTATGATCACGAGGATAATTTAATTAGAAAAACTATGGTTGACACTTGCCAAAGTCAAGGAATTATCTTTTTTGATGATGATAAAGTAATAGACCAAGCCATCACAGGATGAAATGGTTAATTCTATGGAAGATTTTAAAGAATTGGTTGAAAGAGCAACACCTAAAAAAATATGTCATACAAAAGAGGAAGCTTTACTTTTAATTTTGGAAGATGTGAATGTGGGAGAGAAATTCTTTCCGCAAATGATTATGTAAAATATTGTCCTTGTTGTGGTCAAGCACTAGATTGGAGGGTTGAAGATGAAAAAATTTAAGTTAAAAGAAACATCATATAGTTTTGATAAGAAAGGTATGATTATTGAGGGGAAACGTGTTGATGGAATAGTAAAAGTTTATGCTAAAGATTTATGTAGAATAAATGAAAATATTATGACAAAAGGAGAAATAATGAATTGTATGACTAATGGCGCCTATTATAATTGGAACTACTATGCGAGTAGATTGGAACCTTTAGAAATAGTAAAAATAACTCGTTTAGATTATGAAATGCTCAAGTTTTTGCAAAAACAAGGCGCAAAATATATTTGTAGAGACAAAGGCGGACTGATAAATTTATATGAAAAAGAACCTTATATTATGAGTGATAACTGCACATGGCGGGCAGGAGGTGAATGTGGTTATTTAGGTAAATTTACAGAGCAATTATTCCAATTCGTCAAGTGGGAAGATAAAAAATATTATGTCATAGAAGATGTTTTAAACAATTGCGAGGTGGTTGAAGATGGAGAAGCCTAGTAGAGAAGAATATACAGATTTAAGCACTCAAATGGGTGGCGATGCAATCCGTTTGTATGTAGAAGATCTAGAAGGATATTGTGAGCAATTAGAAAAAGCTTACGAAGATGTAAAAAAAGGTTTAGATAATGCTTGCAACAAACTAGAAGGTTTATATCTTTGCATTGATGTTTTAACAGATAAAGAATCTAAAAAAGATAAAGAATACTGGAAAAAGAAGGTGAACGAAGATGTACATTAATCCATTTGTAGCAGGAATCATCACTACATTTGTAGCTGAAACAGTAATCGTTATTTCGCTTCTTGTTTGGATAATCGTTAAAGAAAGTAGAGGGAAGTAAAGTCATGGAAGTTTATGTTAGGTATAAAGATGGAAGTAGCCAAACAATAAAAAGAGTATCGAGTTGGAATTATTCAAAAGAACTTAATTCTTATGTTTTTAAAGCTGAAAATGATACTTATACATATCGTGAAAAAAATAGAACAGTAATTATTGGAAGAGAACAAGTCGAACTTCTTTCAATAAGAGAAGCTTAGGAGTTTAATATGGAACAAACATATAGTATTTTACAAAGACAAGTGAATTTACAAACTGGGAAAGTTGCTGTTAGAGTTTGTAAAAAAGGAACAGAAGAAGCTCTTTCTAAAGATGTAAACTATTGCAAATTAAGAAGCATCTTCAATCAAGACTTAACTTACTATCTTGTTAAACAAGAGAATGAAAAAGAAGTTATTAAAATCTTAAAAAAGAAGGTTGTCGAAGAAGATGATCGTTATGTAAAAATTAAATAGTTAGGGGAGGTTAAAAACAAATGGTACACGTTATGGATAACTACTACTTTGATGCTGATAGCAACTGTTATACAGCTCTCGAAGATACTTTGAAGAAAGATAAAGACGATAAACCAGTTTATCGAACAATCGGCTATTATCCTTCGGCTAAAGATGCTGTAAAAGGAATTGCTAAATACATTCATAAGAAACTTGCAGGGAATGAAGAAAGCTCAAGCATTGAATTAAGCGAATATATCAAAAAATGTGAAGATGTAAGCATCAAGCTACAAACAACACTTGACGATATTTTCAAAGCTGTTGACTTCTAAACAGATGAAAGGTAGGACATAGGGTCATGAACACATTAGAGTGGATTGAAGCAAAAACAAGTCTTATTGAAATTCAGCTAGAGGACTTCTTTAAAATCAACCAACTAAAATTGCATATGATCAATACATATCCCATCATCTGCAATTATTTGAGTGTCAACAACGACATTGAAGGATTAGAGCAACGCTCTTTTGAAGATTATAACGTTTTATATCAAGCGTTTATGAAGTATCAAAACATCATTTCTAAAATCAATCTAGAAGTCGTGTTTGTAGCATCCAAAGAAAATTTCTGTTTCTTCATGGGATGGACTGCAAAATTCTATGATGATATGCTAAATAGTACAAATGATGATATTAGAGCAATGATGGAAATGATTAATGACTATATCATTGACTCTCAACTTTCAGCAGGTCAGCGAGGATTTATCAAGGCGAACCTTACAAAGTTCAGAGCACAAACCGCAGGAGAACATGGTCATTCGTTGATAACTCAAAAAGAACAATTAAGCTCAGGTGGAAAGAGCACAGAGCTTAAATCCAAAGAACAGTTGATAGCTGAACTAGAGGGAATGGGACTTAACAAACAGTTAGTAGGTAGCACATACCCTCACGGTAAAAAATCAAAATAAAAAAGGTTGTGAAATTAAATCACAGCCTTTTGTTTTTATTAGTATTTTGATAAAAGCTCTTCAATGAAGTTTTTACCTTTTTCGGTCCATCTTAACCAACTGGCTGAACCTTGGGTAAAACCTTTCTTACTGTACTTGCTGTAGAGATACCATCTACCTTTACGAGTATATTGAACACCCGTAACATTTAGGAATTTATTCAACTCTCTAGCGGTCATATGATGTGCTCTTGCTATTTCATCAACGGTGTACAATCTTTCATCTTCAACTTGTTTAACTTCTTTACCTTCAAGCTTAAATCTTAATTGCCTATTTTCTAAAACTAGTTGTTCATTCATCTTAACTTCATCAACTAATTTTTCAAGTGCTTCAAGATAGTTACTAGGGAGTGTGGGTGTTTGTTGTTTGATATGATTTTCCATTTCTTCAAAACGATTAACATATTTAGCGGTAAAGATTACACCTTTTTCACCTGTTAATTTATTTGCTACCATTTCGCAACCTTTCTTGGTTAGTAGGTAGCAATCATACGTTTTATTATTATTTTCAACCTTATAACTGCTTGGAACAAAGAAATCTTGAGAGCGCAATTTTGCGCTTTCTAAAATTTGTTGATAATTTCTTATCTTTTTTAATAAATCTTTGTGTTGAATACCAACCATTTCAGCTACTTCTCTACTGTCGATAGTTTCAACGGGCGATATGTTTATTAATTGGTTGCTCATTTGAAAGCACGACCTTTCTTTTGTGCCTTAACACCTTGCATATAACCTAGTATAAATGCGTTACCGATTAATTCTCCTCTGTCATTAGACATATTGTTTATCTCATACATTTGGTCTGTGTATAGATCATAAAACGGATTTATTTTACCTGATATTTTCTTGATTGTTTTTTCTACATTAACTCGTGCCATTTTTATTTACCTCTTTCTCTTTAAAATTTGAAATTAGAGGCACTTGATGTTATAATACAAGTGCCTAGATGTGGGTAATAGTGAGATTAACTTTGGCGAGTGGCTCACTATTTTTATTTTTCCAATCCTAACAATTTTTCTAACCCTAAACGTGTAGCTTCGGTTTTTGTTATGTTATGTTCATCACAATATTTCATTAGTTCTTCATAGGTAATATCATCAATCCTAATTTTAATATCGTGTTTTTTAGGGTTTTCAATTTTAGGTCGTCCAGTTCGTGGACTCATGATTTCAACTCCTTCCTTTTCGGTAACCACAAATTAATTATATTTATTGGTTGCCATAAAGTCAAGGGGTATTTTTTATATAACATCATACCTCTTTTTTTAAATTGAATTTAGAGGCAAAGTGTAGTACAATAACTTTGCCCATATGGTAATAGTTAGTTGCTCCATGACCAAATTTTGCAACTAGCTATTTTTTTATACTTTCAAAAACCTTTTGAATACCTAAAGATATAATTTGTGTTTTAGACATGTTTAATTTTTCTTCACATACATCTAACATTTCTTTTTCTTTTTGAGTTAATCTAACTCCAACTCTTATATTTTTAGGTTCTTCTGTAGGTCGCCCAGTACGTGGACTCATAGCTTCAACTCCTTTCAAATAATTTTGTACAAACAAATATTACAATATTGTACAAACAAAAGTCAACTACTAATTTCACAAAAAAAGGGGACTCCTTAATTTTAGGAGTCCTTTTCTTATGCATATTGCTTCTTGATCTTGCAGACATATTGTCTAGATTTACCTGTTTTGAATTGAATTTCTCTCGTTGAATAGCCTTCCTTTGCCATTTTAACAATTAGATCAATAACTTCTTGCGCTTTTTTTGTTGCAGGTCTACCAAGTTTGACACCTTGCTCTTTTTTAGCTTGAAGTGCATCCTTTGTTCTTCGTGAAAGTTTTTCTCTTTCATTTTGAGATGCAAAGCAATAAGTATCTAAAACGATTGATTTAATTAACTTGATATTTAAGTCAACTGTTCCGTCTTCTTTGTAGATTGACATAGATAGAGCAGGGACTTCTAAAATAATGACATTAACAACGTTATCTTCAAACCATTTGTATTCTCTTTTAATTCCGTCCCAATCACGACCTAATCTATCAACTTCGGTAAAGTACACGGTATCTTCTCCACTTTTGACAGTGTCTTTTAATTTTGAAAATTCGGGTCTATCAAAAGTCTTACCAGTAATGACATCAATAAACCATCCGTCAATATGAATGTTATTCTTTTCAAAATAATCTTTCAAAATGTACTCTTGTCTATCTGTATGTTGTTTGTTTGTACTAATTCTCATGTATGCGTAATTCATTATATATTCCTCCTTGAATGAATTTGTTTAGTTTCGATATTTACCGTCATATATCGAGAACGCTCCTATTTCTTTGTGAAGCGCTGTTTATAATATTTTTGAATAAGTCTTAACCTTGCTTAAAACACTTCTCTACGAGCCTTTATATCTAATCTTGTGATATGTGTTGAATGTGATGTGATTAATCGACATCTGTTATATCATCAGTATCCAATTTAATGACATCTTTATTCTTGCCTTTGTCTCTAATAACAATTTCTAGATCAAGATAATCACAAATCTTAATCAATTCATCAGCGGTTATAAACCCACTTCTTATTTTATTGCTCAACGCTTGTTTAGAAGACATTCCTAAAACATCTTGCAATGAATTTTGTCTGACATTCTTATAGCCTAGCAAAAACTGAATTTTATTCTTTAACATTTTTTTCAACCCCTCGCCCCCTAAAACAGATGCGTACCTAGACATACCCCCATACACACCTCTTTAGAGTTAATTCTTTGTTCTCTTTATATATAACACGGTCATTTTATAAAGTCAATAGAAAATGAATAAAAGTGATAATTTAATATTTATCAGTACATTTAAGAAATTTACAAAAAAGTATTGCAAAGTAAATGGCGTGGGTATACTATATGGGTGTCAAGAGGAACAGGCGACAAGCCAAAAGGAGGATACAAATATGTTAACAATTAAAAAATGGATTTTAGAAAATTATGAAGTGGAAGAAACAGAATTAGAAGAAGAAGCTCCAACAAAAAGCAAAGAAAATTATTACGCTATTTGTAGCTATGTAATGGATATGTTCATGCGTGAAAAATTAGGAGCTAAAGCAAATCCGGGAGAAGTTAATAAATATAATTTCTATGATTGGGCGCAAAGTTTGCCAGGTATTTTAAATACTAGTGATATTTTTCTAGGTATCGAAGGAATACGAAAGATATGTTTCGAAGTATTCGGGACTTTAGAAGGTTTTAAAGAAGAAAACAGAGAGCTTTATGAAAAGAAAATTATAGGGCTTATATTTGATGAATTGCTTAAAGGCGCTGTTATTTATAGCGACATGGAAGAACTAGAAGCGGTTGAATAATTTAATAATTTTATTAGGAGGAGAAAAAAATGGCTAGATTATTGAACAAAGTAGAAAAAACAGAATTTTTTAAAAATCAAATGAAAGGGCATCATTTTTATAGCGTGAAAGAGTATGTTAATAACTATGACATTATCGTACTTAATAACGACGATTTTATTGAAATTGATAAGCCAAGCATCAAAAGGGAATTATACTACAACGACGAAACACCCGCACCATCAACGGCGCTTAATTCGTTTATTGAATATAATTTATTTATGAGCGGTTGTGATCGTTTTGAAAAATGGAAGAAAGAAAATGAAAACTATCAAAAAAATGGTTTTTGTGTTGGAAATTTGCTCCACACTATCGGGGTATCTAAAAAACAAACTTTCCCCGACGAACCTAACCACAAAAGCTATAGACTTTATTATGATTTTGATAAAATGGATGATCTTTATTTTTTAGATGAACAAGAAAATAACGAATTTATTAGATGCCTTGAAGAATTAAACAACGCATTTATCAAAAGGCTTAAAACATATTATAAGCGATATAGTGACAAGATAATAACCGTTGGTTATTGGGCTAATAGATAATAGGAGGAATGGAGATATGAAAAAAGTATTTTTAGCGGTTTTAGTTGTTTTAGCTCTTGCGGGGTCATTCCTTGCAGGGGCTAGCCTTGGGGCTAGGGATGCAATAGAAAATCAAATAGTATCAAGTGAAGATGAAAAAGAAGGCTTCTACCAAGTCGAATATAACGGGCAATTATATCGCTATTGGTTTGAAAAATAGAGAAACGGAAGAAGAGGGCAAAAAATGAATAATAATGTGTCGTTAGTTTTACTTGTAGTTATTCTTTTTTCTAAATTTGCATTGATTGGGCTATATAATATCAAAAAAGAATGTTATAATTCGTTTAAGAAAGAAGAAAAAGAAAATGAGCTTTTCAAAAAAATAGAAAGAATGAGGATTTAAGGATTATGTGGACATTATTTAAAATTTTCTTTTATATCGTTGTATTACCTATTAGAGCTATGTGGTGTTTATTCATGAGCTTAGCAGGTATGTATAAATAGAATTAACTTGAATAGATAATAATAAACTAGGTTCAAATATAAAGAGCCTAGTTTTTTGTTTATAGATATTTAATACCCGTTTATTATTCTTAATACTTTAATACTTAAATACATAATACGTATTAATATATAAGTGCCTAATATTGAAGAAATGCGAATATAAGCCCGTATAAAAGAGTTTTGCTATAACTGGAATAATTAACCTAGAATATATAAAACGTGTTTATAATCAAAAATAGAAGCTATTTAAGTATATGTTATGCTATTTACGTATATAGACATAATTAACCATGAAGCATATAAAAGCCTCGTATGAGCGAATATAAGAGCGTATGAGGACATATAGCAGGGCTAGGGGATGCAGGTGTATAGCCATACAGCAAGGAGCAGGGCAAGGATTTGTATATTTGTTCTTGATGCGCTTGATCCAACGAATGTAGGAACAATAAGAAACAATCGAAAAGCCTTTGCTTTTAGTTCTCTTGTATATTCCCGTGGGGTGGGTGTATCGCTGTTCTTTTTTCTTTCCCTCACTTTTATATATTTAAGTAACTATCTATATTATAACCTTTATATTTAATACTACTATAATACTTAATACTAATACTTAATTATTAATACTAATACTTAATATATAAGTATGTATTAAGTATAAGGTTATTGTTTTTATAGGGGTATATATATTAATAGGGGGTATTAAATGCTTTTCTTATATTAATACTTTAATAATAAAAGTAATATAACCTAAGGGGAACAGAGAGAAAAGAAGAGCACCAAGAAGAAGTATAAGGACAGATGAAAAGCTATATAGAATAGCATAATGTGTATATAATATCATGCGTTAATAGTACAACATAGGGCTATCGAGGAGCTAAAAATGACAATGTAAATAAAAACGTTCGTTTTAGTTGACACTTTAGAGCTATAAAACACTATACTTTTTTTGCATAGCCCACCCCTCCCTATTTTGACGAGATCGGTACGGGGGTTAGTTACTCCACCATCCTACACACAAAAAATTTTCAAATCATAGAGCTTTTTATTTTTAAAAACACAGTATAAATTATATATTTTTATTTTTGCTAGGTTGTCTTGACAACTTGACAAATCGAGCGTAAACTCATGTATGTAAGTGAAATAGCACTCAAAAGGGGTTTCTCCCTTCTTTAGCGCCCGTTGTGGGTGCTTTTTTATTTACAAATTTGCAAAGCCATTCTTTAGCTTCTTATTAAATCATAAGTCCATCAAGCCTAAAGCTTGTAAAAGCACCGAGTACAATGATCAGAAGATTGAACACTAAACACAGCAATGGTGGTGGTGAAAATAGCTGAATTAGTGTCGCTAAATACTTTACATGCATAACATTTCAAAAAAAGGAAGATAGTTGACGTAAAACAACTAAGGGAACAAAACGTTCCCTAATTTGCACATTTACCCAAGAGGTTTAAGGGGACTGTTTGCTAAACAGTTAGTAGATGTTAAATCTAGCGCAGGTTCAAATCCTGCAATGTGCGCCAAAATCTATTCACATTACCAAAATAAAATTTTAAAGATGGGAGGAAAATTCAATGCGAGGAACTGTTAAAAACTTTGACAATACAAAAGGGTTTGGTTTTATTGTCCCTGAAGGTGAAGGAAACGACATCTTTGTACATTACACTCAAATTGAGGGTGAAGGATATAAAACTTTAAGTGCAGGAGATCAAGTAGAATTTGATGTCAAAAACACAGAACGTGGTTGTCAAGCTCAAAAAGTTAAAAAAATCTAGAAAAAGTTAAAAACCTAATAAAGAATTATATCATGACCTTAAAGTGGCTGTATTAACATTTCCATATGAATTCGACTGGTTTCATTTGTTATAATTTCCTTCTTGAAAACTATAAATTGTACAAAAAGCGTAGTATTCATAATACAGTCAAGAAACATACGATTAGTGGATGTTTGTTGTCTTTTCAAACTAATCAACACGGAAGATAATCGGAAGCATATCGCCAATTAGCGGTTGCGGAGGTTCGAGTCCTTCATCTTCCACCCCTTATACCATTATTTACAAGCTAGGATTTAAAAAGTTTATGTCTTTTTATTTCCTAGCTTTTTTTATTTATACAAAAAACAAGGAGGTTGAGAAAATGCTACATTTAGACGGCAGACCATGGGCTTTAAAACCCTACAAAGATTACAAAAATCAACCCGAGAAATATCAAGAGAAAGCAGTTGGGATAAGACCTAAATTTGGAGAGTTCCAACAATTCCAAGTTCACGACGTCAATTTCTCACAATTAAGGAGACCGATCTACGGATTTGTTTATCTACAGATATTTGGTTGCGAGATAGATTTAAGAGCAGGGGATTGTGTTACTGTCGACAAGATTTTGTATATCCAAAACAAAAACAAGCTTACGACTATTGGATGCACAATCAAAGAAAAATCGCCTTTCCAAAGTGATTATGAAGTTAGAAATCAAGAAGAAAGCGACGAACCAATTTTTTAGAGGTTAGATACTGCTATGTCTGAAAATATGTCAAGAGTAATCAACGATTACAAGATTGCTTTAAGAAATACAGGCGCTTCTACTTCAATTCAAATGCTTAAGATTGCCAAAAATCTATACGATGCAATGATACAGCACTACGAATACTGCGAAGAAATGAATTTGCTAACGCATCAATATCGAATATGTCAATTGATAGACGAAGAAGTTCTTCCAAAGCTTGACAAAGGGATAATCGGTACAACGAGCTTAAAAGTTGCTAACGAACTCTTTGCAATTAGAAAAAAATTCTTTGCTTTATCTTCAAGACGAATCCTAAAGAACTTTGCCTTGTACATAGAAAGCTACAAGAAAAAGAAAATTTGGGACAAGACAATGGAAACGGTCGAGCCCGTTTTTTATTATGCTGACCAATTCATTATTAGCGATACGTTAAATTTAATGCGTGTATCGTGTATGCCCGGGCTTGGTAAGTCATATATGGGTAACTTGCTTTTAGCAAATGCTTTTGGAAACAATCCTAACTTAAGCGCACTACGAATTACATTCTCGGATGACTTGGTAAAGATTACAACAGCACAAACGAAAGCAATTATGAAATCACAAGCATACAAGGAAATTTTTCCAAGATATGCAAATCCCGACCTTTTATACAAAGGCAAATATGTTTTTAAAAAGGACGACAACCATTCGTTTTGCTTATGCGATTGCGAAGATGAATTTAATCTTTTCGCTGTTACTCGTGAAGGTCAAGCAACTGGGAAACGTGCGAAGCTTGTTGTTATCGACGACTTGCTAAAAGGGGAAACAGAAAGTACAAACGTAACCTTACACAAGCAACTTGTCGATAGATACGATTCAGACTGGTCTTCACGTGCTGACGACGACAACCAAAAAACATTGTTGTTAGGAACTATGTGGGCAAATACGGATTTACTTAACGTTATGTACGACCGAGCTACAAGCGGTGCAGAGTCATTGATTGCTGACCCTAAACATAGATTTACCGAGTTGACACAAGATAGAAAGAGCGTGTTTATCGGAATACCTGCTCTAGACAAATACGACAACTCAACGTGTCCTAAACGTTTTTCTTCCGAGTCATTGAAGAACAAGCGAAAGTTCATGTCTAAATATCTATGGCAAGCGGTTTATATGCAAGATCCAATTGCTCCTGACGGGTTGGAGTTCAACTATTCAGTATTGCAAACGTATAACGAGAAGGTTACAAAGCGTTCGGATATTAGATACGGTGCTCTTGATCCTGCAAGACGAGGTAAGAACTACGTTTCAATGCCTATTGTCTACGGTTATCCAAGAGAGGACTCTTTAGACGACATCTTTTATTTAGTTGATTTCTTATATCAAAAGAAGGGTATGGATGATTTATACGACCCAATCGTGGATATGATTATCAAACATCAACTAAACCAACTTGTTGTCGAAAACAACACGGATACTTCTCTTAAAACCGTTTTAGAGGAAAGGTTGCACAAAAAAGGATATTACGGTTGCAATATCGTAGAAAAATATTCTACGCAAAACAAAGAGCAAAGAATCAAGGATTATCAATCAACAGTTAGAAACAGTATTGTTTACCCTGCACAGAACTTATTCAGTCCCATCACTCAAATGGGAGAAGCTATGGAGTCAATCACTTCATATTCTTTCAACTATCCAAACAAGTTTGATGATGCGATAGATAGTGTTGTTCTTTTATGCATGGAATTTATAAACAATCGATTAGAATTTCCAACTATTGGAAGTTTTGACCGCTCATTCATATAGAAAAGGAGGTAAATATGTCAAACGTTTTGCAACAAGAAGATAAAAAAAGTCCCATCTTTAAAAAAAGGACATATCGTTTTGGAAGACAGGTCATTAGAATACCTGTTTCAAAATATTCTCTTAACGAAAATGTCATTCACGAATATTTGCCTTATATTTTAAGATTGCATTCTATTAACGTTGCCGATTATATGCATCTTGATAGAGTGTATCGAGGAGACTCCAATATTTGGACAAAGGAAAGATACTACGGAGAGAAAAATAAAATGAACTCAATTATTGAAGAAGGACATCCTTTTTCAATGGTTGAGTTTAAAAAAGGCTACATGTACGGTGATGATGTTAAATATTCATGTGCTGACGATACGTTGTGTACTGACGATATTTCAATCATCAATAGATATATGAAGGACCAAAAGAAAGCAACAAAGAATGTTGATATTGCTCAAGACGTTTATGTTGCGGGTGCTGGTAATCGTATTATTTTACCCAAGCCTTACGGTTCGTCGTATGACATCAAGAGAAATGCTCCATTCGATATTTACAATTTAGATTATTGTACTTCATTTATTGTTTATTCAAGTGATTTTACAAAAGAAAAATTATTTGGCGGTATTATCACAACGATTGACTCAACCGACCCAAACAATGTTATCTATCAACTTATGATATATGATCATCAATATGTTTATGAATTCTATATGGGAGGTAACGGTTCAGGATTTATTTTTAATTCGGGCTACTTCATTAGAAAAACAAGACATTATATTGGTGTTTGTCCTTTTGTAGAATACAAGATTAACAAGGCAAGAATTGGAATTATCGAAAGAGTTGAAACATTATGTGATGCAATCAATGTTATTTCTTCAAATAGTGTTGATAATGTTGCCGACTTTGTAAACTCTCTTTTAGTTGTTTACAACCAAAAGATTGATAAAAAATCAAAAGAAAATGTAGAGCAACTAGGAGCAATGTCTTTAACAACGATTGACCCTAGTAGACCTGCGGATGCAAAATATTTAACCAACTTACTTAACAATGCGGATGTAAATACAAAATACGAAGCATTGGTTAAAGTTGCTTACGCTTTAGTAGGTGTTCCACAAGCTAATACTCAAACAACAAGCGGTGGAGATACAGGAGAAGCAAGACTGTTAGGTGGAGGATGGGCAAGAGCTGACATTGTCGCTAAACAGGACGAGATCCTTCTCAAAGATGCGGAAAGGGAAATGCTTGAAATAGTTATCAACATTTGCTTGAAACATCCGCAATGCGAAATAAATGACATTTACTCAAGCGATATAGAAATCAATTTCAGTAGAACTAAAAACGATAATCTTCTCGTAAAAGTTCAAGCTTTAACTCAACTTGTTCAAATGAACGTTCCAAAAGAAACAGCTTTAAACATTGTGGGACTTGTTGGAGACCCTCACGAAGTTGCACATAGTTGGGAAGCGGAAGTTGAAAAAGCACAACAAAAGAGTATCGAACTTGTTCAAAAACAAAAACAAGGTAACGATATAACGGATATAAAAGAAGATACAAACGATAAACCTAAAGAAGAAGACACTAACTAAAGTGTCTTTTTTTTATGCCAGAGAAGGCAATAAAACGCAAATTGTGAGAGAACACAAGCCATAAAAAACGCACAAGCATAAACAGAGAAGTTTTAAAAACGCAAGGAGGATTTTTATGAATAAGGATTTATTAAGATTTTGTTTTGCTCCCGAAGGTGGAGAAGGCGGAGGAGCACCGGTTGCAGGTAACCCTGCATCTAATGATCCTACGCCAAACCCAACACATGTAGACGGAGAAGACGGTGGGCAACCACACTAACAACAAATTTCAAAAGTCCTTTACAAGGAATTAGCTAGCGAATATGCAAAATACAAAAAAGATATGAAAGCTAAAGAAAGAGCAAATATGACGGCACAAGAGTTAAAAGATGCCGAAGCGGAAGACTTTCGTAAAGAATTAGAAACATTAAAAAAAGAAAATGCAAAATCAAAGGCAATTAGCAAATTAAACAAAATTCAAGGTAACGACGAAACAATCGAAAGCATTGCTCAAGCACTTGTAGACAACGATATGGAAAGTGTAATCAATAACGTTCTTAAACTTGTAGAAAGTGCTACAAGCGAAGCAAACAAGAGAGTTGAAACAATGCAATTAGAAAGCACTCGCCGACCAAACATTGGAGATAATTCTTCGCCTACTCAAATTACAGTTAAAGAATTTAAACAAATGACAATCGACGAAAGAATTAAATTAAAAGTTGAAAACCCTGAATTGTATGCTACTTTGTCTAACCAAAATAATTAGATAGGAGGGCTATTATATGCCACGTACAGGAGTATTTAACGGTGTCTATTTTGACCCAGATGTATTCACCGAATACATGCAAGAACAATCATGTTTAAACTTTGCAATTATTCAATCAGGTATCTTACAAGATGACCCTATTATTCAAAAAATGTTAGGAAATGAAGGGAATGTTGGTACCGCTCCGTTTTTTAATCCAATCGACAACGAAGGCGATGCATTAAATTATGATGGTAAAACTGACAACACACCTACTGAATTAACTACTAACAAACAAATTTTCATGGCTATTTCAAGAATGAAAGCTTGGAAAGAAGTTGACTTTGTTAGATATTTAAGCGGAAAGTCACCTTTACAAAATTTAGCTACAAAATTAGTTGTTCCTTATTGGACTTACCAATGGCAAAAAGATTTAGTAGCTACCATTAAAGGTATTATGGGTGTTACTGAAATGAAAACCCATAAAACTGATTTATCTGTAACTAGCGGAAGTATTACTGATGCAAATAAAATCGACTTAAATACACCATTAAGAGCTAGTCAAAAAGCAATTGGAGACAAACGTAGAGATTTCACTTTATTCATTTGTCACTCAACAGTAGCTACTCGTTTAGTTGAATTAAATATCGCTCAAAACATTAAATATACAGTTCCTAATGCCGTTCAACAAATAGAATTAAAACAAATTGGCGATATGATTATTTTTGAATGTGATGATTTAACAGTTGACAATACTAAACCTGAATTCCCTGTATATCATTCATACATGGTAGGTAGAGGAACATTCTTAAAAGCTGAAAAGAAAGTGTCTCATCCATACGATACTGATTATGACCCTGAAAAATTAGGTGGGGTTTCAATGCTTTACACTAAACAAGCTAGAGTTATGCATCCAAACGGATTCTCAATTAAAGCCGACAACATTGTCGAAGAGTCACCAACTCGTGAAGAATTAGCTAACTCAGCTAACTGGGAATTAAAATTCAACCATAGAAATGTTGCGATTGCTGAAATCATTTCAAACGGTTAATCTATGGCATACATATTAGTAAACGAAAAGCCTTATTACACTAATGGTAGTAAGGTTTTTCCTTGTTCATTAAGTGCCGAAGTAACAACGGTTGATTTTAAAAACCCAGCAAGATTAGATAAGGATGCAACATTTAACTGTATTTATACAGAAGATGAAATTAAACAAAGATTAGGTATTGCGTATGTAGATACTTGGGATGAAGAAAATCAAAAGATCGTTAAAAAGACAAACAAAACGATTTCTACTATCCCTAACAGAACAAAAAAAGAATAAAAGGAGGTATTCGTTATGACGGAAGAAGATGTAATATCTTACGTTGTTGAGAAACTCCGTATTAAATACAGTGAGGATGATAAATCTAACGAGGAGTTAGAGGATGCTGTAGAAGATTGTATATCAATGTTTAAACGATTATCTAACCAACTTGAATTAGAAACATTTACAAAGGTTGATGCAAACTGGATAAAGAGAGCTTGTGTTGAAATCATCCAACGTACAGATGATGGGATGATAGGTGTTAAAGAGTATCAAGAAGGTAATATCAGATATACATTTCAACGTGAAAATCTTTCGAGAGCTTTAGTGTTGGAATTATTCCCTATGGTTGGTTATCCAAAATGAGGGATAGTTTTAATCAAGCTAAAAGATCGTTTGATGATGTTGTCTATATTGCTCAAAAAGATACCGAAAGTAAGTTAGACGATTACGGAAATAAAAAATATTTAGAGCCTAAAAAATTGTTTTGTTGTGTTTCTCCTTTAGATGGATACAGTGATGTAACAGCTTATGGAGAGAAAGTCACAAAGACTTATAAGACGTTTTTAAGCAAAAGAATATTTAACAATGTTTTTCATGAAGGAGACAAAGTTTATTTAGATGGAGTTACTCCCGAAGGTGAAAAGACATATGGTAGCAAAGCTAACTACTTGATAGACTCGGTTAGAAATCAAAACAAAAAGATATGTATTTATTTTCAAAAAATATCGAAAGGTAGTGAATAAGTATGAAATTAAGAAACATTAAAACGAAAGTTGTAAAAGATGTTGAAGATAAAATTGTAGCTGATTATTTATCCACTAAAGAATGGGAGATTTTAGACGAAAAAGAAGATGTAGAAAAAACTCCTAAAACTCCTAAACAAGCCTAATCACTATGAAGTATCAAATCAACGTTGAATTAAGTCAACAAGGAATACAGCACGTCATGGATGTGCTACAAGAGTATTCAAAAAGATTGCCTTTAGTAAGCAAAACATTTATTCAATATTCTCTTGATTTTTTAGAAAACCTAGCAAAAGAAAATATTGATAATACTACTGGTTCAAGTGAATGGTATCAAGTAACGGGAACGTTGAAACATAGCTTTACAAAGCAATGGTCAAATTTCTACGGAGAGCTTATCAACCATGCCATGTATGCTTGTTACGTAGAGTTTGGAACTGGTGAATTTGCTAGTAAAGGTGATGGAAGACAAGGCGGTTGGTTATTCAAAGACAAGGACGGTGTGTTGAGGTTTACACACGGGACAAAACCACATTTCTTTATGCAAAATGCAATAGACGTTTATTGGAGTGCAGGAACATATAAGACAATTTGGGATAAAGCTTTTAATGATGTTATGGGGGAGGTGCTTAAATAATGGATGATTACTTTGAAAAGCTGTTTCAAGGCTTAAAATCATATGTTAGCAGTAAAAGTGTTTATGCACCATATATTTCAAAAAAAGCGAAGGAGTCCATTTTCCCACTTGTTGTATTGTCTGTGTCAAATAATACAAATATTGCAAATTTAGGTTTTTATGAACAAATTGACATGTTATCTCTAACTGTTGAAATTAGTACGATAAACCTTGAATTTGATGGAGGAATGGTGGATGCAATGATTGTAGCAAATGAATTGCATAAGTTAGTCAATGAATATATGGGTGTCATGTGCGGTTTAAAAAGAACATACGACTCGCCAACACCGAACGTGGATAAAAACGTATATCGAATTGTTATGCGATATACAGTAAAAATTAACAGAACAAAAAATATGATCTATTAAAAAAGGAGGAAGTACAATGCAATTATATGAAGAATTTGGCGATAGTCGTGTTATTACGGGTATTGGTAGTGCTTTATATTATAAAAATGGAAGCGGTAAGTTTTCTTTATTATTACCTTTAGAAACAGTGCCTTCTATTGCAAGCAACCCTGAAAGTATTGAATTTGATGTCACTACATCAACAACTAAAGGTAAAATCAACGGTAAAGTTACATTAGATGAAAAAGAAGTTGATGTATATAACCACCGAGACAATATGAGACGTATCAAAGCTCTTGAAGGTAAGACTTTAGAATTCTTAAAAGTGTCTCCTGATTATTCAGCAGAAAGATTTACTGGTACAGTTTCAATTACTTCACAAGACTCTACAAGTGATAACCCTGAAAAAGCAACAATGAAAATTGTTCCAAAATCATTTGAGGGATTTATTGAAAACTGTTACGATTTAATTCAACCTACATGTCATTTTAGTTCGGAAATTGAAAGTGTTGTTTATTTAAATAGCGCTAGTAAAGACCAAACTTTCAAGGCAACAGTTGAGTTAATTCCTGCTGATGGTACAGTGAAAGCTACTTCTTTAACTCCTAGTGTTGCAACAGTTACTTGTACTGGTGGCAATTTAGTTATTACACCAGTTGCTAAAGGTAGCTGTATTGTTGAATTAGAAGCGTCTAAAGAAGAATACGCACCATGGACTACAACAATTTTAGTAATTGTTAAGTAGTCTTTTTTAGTATTAGAATTGGAGGATATGAATTATGAAGTTATTTGAATATGAATATAACGGTGAAAACTATGTTTTTGAAACTACAAATAAAGCTAGAGCAGAATTAAAAGATTTACAAATGAAAGGTGTTAAAGATTTTAGTGCAGGTGATTATCTAGAATTAATGACAGACATTAAAAATTTAGAAATTGAAGGTGCTAAAATTGATGTAATGCCTGAAAGCGAAGAAAAAGCAGAATTGGCTTCTCTTTTAGAACAAAAACTAACAGAAGTAGCAGACAAAACCCAAGCTATGTCTATCGTTTTAGATAATGCTGAATTAACAACGTTAGATACTATGTATGTGATCTTGAAAAATACTAGAAAATTCAAAGGCAATTTATCTAGAGAATTATTTGACGACATTATCTATGACATGGAAGAAAAAATGGGTGATTTAAAAGTATTTGAAATGTTGGAGGAAGCGAAGCAAAAAGCTTTTTCAGTATTCGAGGAAATGACGAAGGCGGAAGCAAAATTCAAAAAGAAAGAAACCTCACCCTCGAAGAAAAACTCGAAGAAATCCAAAATGAACTAAAAGAATTTGAAGTAAGAAAAAAATACTCAACAGAGGAAGAATACTATTTGATGGAATTTCTTCCTCTCGCTTTAGAATATGGAATGAGCGTTGATATGTTTTGGTTTTATGATGAAGAATATTTCAAAGCATATCAAAAAGCTTATTTTAATCGTTTGAGCAGAGAAAAGTGGATAGAGGGTAAATATATCCTAGATGCCCTTTATGAAGTCTCAACAACAATTATGCCCGTTCTTTGCCACAACGGATTTAGTGGTTTCAAACCAAAGGACATAGACACAATACCTTATAGAAATAAGCCTATAGATTTTATGAATTTAGATAGGTTGAAGGAGAAAGAAAAACATGAAATAACAGAAGAAGAGAGAGAAAAAAGATACAGAGATAGATTGAATTATTGGGTGTAATTCTAACTATCTCTTTTTTTGTTATCTCTTTTTTTATAAGGAGGTGTATTTATGGACAATCAAACGGATATTGGTGTTGTTATTTCAACAAAGATTGACAAAGCAATACAAAGTGCAAATCTTTTGAACAAAAAATTAAAAGAAACTCAAAAGAGTATGAAAAAGCTTGGTGTTGATAGTTCAAGTATTAACAGATCATTATCCAAAGTAAACACTTCTAAAATCAAAAACTTGTCTAGTGATGCAAAAAGAGCTAGTTCAAGCATGGGTGGTTTGTCAAAACAAATAAAAGAAGCTACAAACGGTTTACATAAAGGTTTTGACCTAGGAAAAATGTATTTCATGTTTAATACATTAAAACCAGTCATGCAAGGGATTGGTGGCATTATTGAAAAATCGGTTGATTATACTGAAACAGTCAACTTATTCGCTAATGCAATGGGCGATTTAACAAGTCAAGCAATGACTTTCCAAGATAAATTGTCCGAAGCTTTCGGAACAGCTCAGGCATCTATGATGAATTATCAAGCAACATACAAAAATATGTTGAGTGCATTAGGTGGTATGAGCAATGACGTTACAGAGAAATTAAGCGAGACATTAACATTGATGTCTATTGACTATGCTTCTCTTTACAACGTTGAAATGGAGAATAGTGCTCAAAAGTTCCAAAGTGCATTATCAAGACAAGTTAGACCTATTCGTAGTACGAGCGGTTACGATATTACTCAAAATGTATTGAGCGATTATTTACAACAAGCAGGTATCTACGATAAAGAAGTAAGTGATTTAAGTGAAATTGAAAAAAGATTATTAATTATATATTCATTGCAACAACAAATGGCTAACTCTAGTGCATTTGGAGATTTTGCAAGAACAATTGAGAGTCCTGCCAACCAATTAAGGGTACTTCAAGAACAAATTCAAGAAGTAGGTCGTTGGTTAGGCTCTGTATTCTATGGAACTATCGGTAAGGTTCTTCCTTATATCAATGGTTTTATTATGGCTATTAAAGAAGCTGTTAAATGGCTTGCTTTATTTTTAGGCTATAGCGTAGAAGATTATGCAAGTAGCGGACAAACTTATTTTGACCAAGCTTTTGGAGACTCTGCCGACTCAATAGATGGTGTAGGGGATAGTGTTAGTGATGTCAATGATAAGTTGGATGATACTAAAAAGAAAACAAAAGAAATCAAAGAGCAATTATCAGGACTTGATGAATTAAATGTCATTACTTCTACAAGTGAAAGTTCAAGTGGAAATGGTAGTTCAAGTGATAGTGGAGGTTTAGGAAGTGCAGGTGTTGACCCTAGACTTTTAAAGGCTATCGGTGAATATGACGATATGCTCGACAAAGTTAGAATGAAAGCTAACGATATTCGAGACAGATTAATTGAGTGGGGAAAAATCGTAGGTGGGTATGTAAACGAAAATATCTTTAAGCCTATGGATGTTTCTTGGAATAAATACGGTGAGTCAATTCTTTCTAGGTTTCAAAGCGGATTTTCTAATTTTGGTTCAATCGTAGAAGATGCTTTCGGCATTGTTTTAAAACGATTGCCTGAAAGTGTTGAGTCGGTAAGTTCATTATTCTTTTCTCTTTTAGATGATCTTGCGATTGCCTTTGATGGTATCTCTAAATTATTTAAAGGAATTTGGGATAACGGAGGAAATGTTTTATTTGAACAACTCATTAGATTAGCTAATGCAATCATTGATTTAGGCACATCAATTAATGATAACTTTGTTAAGCCTATTCTTAAATGGTTCGCAGATGATATTGCACCGACATTAGGTAAGGTTTTAGGTAAGATTTTAGGCTTATTTGGTAGTCTTGTAGGTTTACTTGCAGATGTTACAAAAGCATTTGCAGAAAACAAAAATGCGGTTTCTCTTGTATGTACAGCTCTTACAACTATGTTTGCTTTATGCAAAGGAGCACAAATTGTTTTATGGGTTAAAAAGTGGGTAGATGAATTCAAAGATTTCAAAGGGGCTATAGGTTTAGCTAAAGGGGCTTTACTCACTTTAGAAGATACTAAATTTGGTGCAAAGATTGAAGCAACTTTTAGAAATCTAATAAAATCTGCACAGTCTACTGGAAGTACATTTAAAGATGCTAAAAACATCTTATCTAGTTTATGGACCACTCTTACAGCAGGAAGCACACCTATGAGCAACACAGCTTCTATCTTTGGAAAATTAAGAGATATGGCATCAACTTCTACTGGTGCTGTTGGTTTATTTGCTAAAGGGTTATCTGCATTAACTTCTCCTTTAGGTTTAACGGTTGTAGGAATTACTGCTGTATCAGGTGTCTTAATGTATCTTACAAGAGATTACAACGGTACAACTGGTGCAACCGCTGAATACATCAATAAACTTAAAGATCAGCAAAAAGAATTGGATAACGTTACTAAAAAGACACAAGAAAATCAAAAAGTAACAAGAGATAAAATTGCTACTATAGACAGCGAATACTATGCTGTTGAAAGAGCGATTTCTAAACTTGATGAAATGGTGGACTCTAACGGTAAGGTTAACGGTTCGCAAGAAGTAGCACAAAACTTAATTGACCAAATCAACTCAAAACTTGGTACTAACATTACTATTCAAGATGGTGTTATCAAGAATTGGAAAGATGAAAAAACAGCATTAGACCAAACTATTGAGTCCATGAAGTTAAAAGCGAGAGTAGAAGCTCATTATGATGCTTATGTCAAAGCTTTAAAACAAGAAAAAGATTTAAGTGTTGCTCTATCTACCGCAAAAAGGGAATTAGCTAGTAATACTGAAAAATTAAATCAAAAGAAAGAACATTTTGCTGAATTGACTAAAAAAGGTGCATCTATGACAAGTTCAGAAGTTGCTGAATATAAAAAATTAGCAGGTCAAATTAGCGATTTAACAACTACTAATGCCCAACTTGAAAAAAATGTTAAGAGTGCACAAAAAGCTTTTGATACCAACAAGAAATCTATTACCGACTACGATAAAGCTGTTAAAGCTACAAGTGGTGATGTAAAAGACATGGCAAAAAGTATTGTTGCAGACTATGAAAAGATGGGCAACGACTCTAAAGCAACATGGAAGTCAATGGCACAAGGACTTGTTGATCTAACATCCAAACATTCAGAATATGTAAAAAATAACGCAGATATGAATTCTAAAGAGGTTAAATCAAATGAAGAAGCTACTAATCTTATTATTCAACATATGGTAGCAAAAGCTAAAAAGCACGGTATGACATATGATGAAATGTTAGCTAAATTAACAGATGCAGGAGTCAAACTTAATGCAACTGAAAAAGCTCAATTACAAGAAGAATACAACAACTATGTTTCAAACAAAAACAAAATAGCTAACTTGGAAGCTTCTAAATGGGCCAACATGTCAAGCCAAACATCAATTCAAATGTCTAAATTGAATTCTTATCAAAAAGCAAAATTAGATGAAGCTTTGAATATGTTCCAACAAACTGGTGATAAATCAGGACTTCAATATTGTCAAAAATTAGCAAATGCTTTAGCAAGAAATGGTGGAGCTACAGATGCTGAAACATTAAGAATTATCGGTCAAATTGAAAGTAGAGCAAGAGCTTGTAACCCTAATGTTAAAGTTCATACAGCTTTAGATTGGAATAGTTTGAGTAGTGTTGTTAATTCAATTTCAAGCACTGTATCAAGAGTTGTTTCAACAATCACAATGAGATTACCTCACTTTGCTACTGGTGGTTTCCCAGAAGACGGAATGTTCATGGCAAACCACGGGGAATTAGTTGGTAAATTCACAAATGGTAAAACCGCTGTAGCAAACAATGAGCAAATTGTTCAAGGTATTCAAAGTGGTGTATATAGAGCTGTTAAGGAAGCGATGGGAGAGTCTAATAACAATGGAAACAATGTTGTTCAAGTATATATCGGTAAAAAGAAAATTGCGGAGGAAGTTCAAAACGCAAACAAAGAGTCGTTGATGAAAACGGGAAAGGTAATATTTGGTACTTAATATGGCAAGTGAAAGAAGACACGACATTACAATTAGTGGTATTACAATTAGCCTTTCCTCTAAAAAAGATACTTATTTTGACTTGGATGCAGAAGCGACAAGAAGTTGGAAAACTGGAATATTAAAAAGAAATAGAATTAGAAAGAACTGTTTAAAAATTGAGTGCTCTATGGAAAATAGAGATGCTGACTATGTGGATTTAGTTCTTGGATTGCTTGACCCTCAAGAGTTTCAAGTTGAAGTCTACGATAGATACAAGAGAGAAAGAGTTACAAAGACAATGTATTGTAGTGACCGCTCAACAGAAGATTATGAAACTGTTAGTGGTACAAAAACAACATTGTCTTTTAATTTGATTGAGGTTTAAGAAACATGTATAAGATACTTTCAAATGGTATTGATTATGCTGAATATGTCACAGCAATGGAAAGCTCTATTTCTTTTTCAGATAATACAATTATCGGAAACGTTTCTTCAAAACAAGTTAAGTTAAGTGTTGATAACAGCTCAAATGCTTTTAACGATATATTAGATCAAGAATTCGAGATTTACGACAATGACAACAAATTAGGTGTTTTTAGGATTTATGAAAAGCCTGAAAGAATGACAAGCGAGTTAGAAATTACACTATACGACAATGTCATTCTTTCTAACGTTGCTTATAACTCGGCCATTGAATACCCTTCAACAATCAAAGGGCAATTAGATGAAATGAGTGGAATGATTTCTTGTCCTATTATTTATGATGAAGTTCCACAAAAGGTTTTAGATACACCAGTTGGATGGAAAGACAACACATTATCTATTAGAAATTATTTAATGTTCATAGCTGAATTTTCAGCTTGTAACTGTTTTGCAGATGAAGAAGGAAACATTGTTTTTAAGAGGTTATCAAAAGAAAAGAAGTTTGATTTGCCTGAATATGAGGGTGTAGAAGAATTTGCTACTATTGAAGAATTTACTATTTCTAAAGTAATATTCGATAATGGAGTAGGGAGCGTTCTTGAATATGGAACAGATGAAGGACAATCTTATTATTTGATGGCTGACAACTCGTATATTGAGACACAAGAACAAGTTAAGGCTATTGCGACAAATATTATTGGCTTGTCTATTATGACAATGGAGAGTCTTAAATCACCTGAAATCATAGGTTCGACAGTAGGAGATATTATTAAGTATTATGATGATGAAGATACTTACTATTTTATGTTGATGTCTATTGATATTGATTATTACAACGCTGAATACAATATCATGAACGCAGAAGGGAAGCTTGAAACACAAGCGGTTGAAAGTGTTACCAACAGAGCAGATACAACAGTTAAAATAAAAAGAGTACAAACTGAACTAGACCAAGCAAACAACAAAATCACAATCATAGCAAAAGATATTGATGATACAAAAAGTGAGGTCGGACAATTAGTCATTTCTAGCAAAGATATTACAGCTCAATTAGAAAAGATTACTCAAAGTGTTTATTTGATTGAAGCAGGAAGTGGAAATATCTTTGACAACTGCGAATATTCATTGATTAAAACAAGCGAGGATTTAGAAAGAGCAACTTATTCCATTCCATCTTTAGGAATTACAAAAAATTATCTAAAAGGTAAGGACATTGTTATTTCTTTATCTGTTTATGTTTTGAATGGATATTTGAGTTTAGGAAATAGAGTCGGTGTTGAATTTGATGTTACTTATAAAAATGACGTCAAAAAGACATATTCTTTATACTGGTATTTAGGACAATATGATCTTCAATATTTATTGCAAACAAGCACGAACAATGTTGATAAGAGAATATGGGCACATTACAAGCTTGAAGATGAAGATATTGTAAGTGTTTCTAATTTGCGAATGATTGTAGATGTCAATGCTGAAAAAGCTGTTGCATCAAACCCTAAAGTTGAGTTTGGAACAACTCCAACAGGCTTTGAATACGATATGAGCACGATTAGAGACAACGTTCAAGTTCTTATTACTCAATATGCAGGAATTGAAACGACTATCGAAAAATTAACAGCTAGAGTAGAAAAGCAAGAGCAAGACACAATCAGCATCACGACAAATGTTGATGGATTGAAGAAAGAAATGGATACTATCGGCTTAAATGTCGATAGTATGAATGAAAGAGTATTTACAAATAAAGATAGCATACAAGCTAAAATCATTGAAACTCAAAACAACTATAGTGCAATAATCGAAACTATCGAAAACTTGACGATAAGAACAGCACATACAGAAGAAAATGTTGCTACGATTACTCAAAATGTAACAAATATTTCTAGCGACTTAACGGATGCCAAAGGAGATATTTCAAGTATTAATGGAAGTATTGATACCATTGAAGGAGACGTGTCAAACAACAAAGAGTCTTTGAACAAGATAACAGCAACAGTCAATCAAACGGTAGAAAAATATACTGAAATAGAGTCAACTGTTAACACTTTATCTTTAAAAGCTGTTGATCAAGAAGAAAAGACAACAACTATTGAGAAAAATGTCAATGGAGCTATTGAAAAGATTGAAACTGTTGAAAGCAGAGTCAATAATACAGAAATTGCTTTACAACCTAAAAACATTGTTTTAGCTGTAAATGAGCAATTAAGTAAAGATGATGCTATTTCTACCACTTCTTTTACATTAGACAATAAAGGAGCACACATCAAAAATGGTGCTTTGGATATTACTAATGCATCAGAAGAAAAAGTATTTTATACAGATGATGAAGGGAACTTGACAGTTACAGGAAATATCGTCGGTTCAAAGATTACTGGTTCAGCTATCAGCTTTAAAAATACTGAAAATGGACAATCTCTTGAGCTTAATGAAACGGGTATTCATATCGAAGGAATTCAAGATACTGGAAGTGGAGGACTTGGAATTCATTTTAAAGTTCTAGGTGAGGAAGATAGCTTCTTATCTATTGATGAATACGGTATTGATATTGACGGAAGCAATGCAAGCACACTAGGCTCATATGGTGGAAAACTATCATTATCTACTATTATGGTTGCTGGAAACTCGCCTATTATGTATTCAACAAGTGATGCTGTATGGCAGGGTGTTATGTCAGATTATGTAAACTGGTTAAAATGGGTTCCTCGTTCCAATGGCGAATACGTTGAAATCACAACAGTCAACTCGACAAGGTGGGGAATTTCAGTATGGCTTTCAGACGCTAGATTAAAAACAAATATAGTGGATAGTTCTATTAATGCTCTAGATAGAGTAAATGCAATTAGACATGTTGATTTTGACTGGACCAACAAAGAAGGCCATGTCAAGTGCGGATATATAGCACAAGAACTTCAACAAATAGATGAAGATTATGTTATCCCAATTGAGCAAGAAGATGGCTCTGTTATGTATCAAGTATGTAATAATACGATAACTCCTTTACTCTCAAAAGCAATCCAAGAATTATCAGCAAAAGTAGATATGTTAGAAAGAAGGTTAGAAGAAAATGGAATTAGTTATTAAACACACTAGAAACTACAAAGGTGAAGTAAAAAACGAAGATGGTAAAATCATCATGAACTTGTCACAAGGCTTTGATAACGCAGGAAATATGATTGGTGGTACAAATGTAGCAATCATCAATAGAGAGCTTTATAAGGCTGATATTGAAGAATGTAGAAAGCAACAAGATGCCTTTACTGCTGAAATGCGTAAAATCGAAGATGAACTTTTAGGAGAATAGAAATATGATCACATTAAAAAATAAAGATTTAGGAGCTGTTAATTCAGCTCTTTTAAGTTTAGGAAACCATCAAAGTGATATTGCTTTAAAGTGGGAGTTAGCAAAATATACAAAGAAGATAGATGAAGCTTATGCATTATTTAATAATCAAGTACAATTGCTTATCAAAGAAAAAGGCAAAAAAGATGATAAAGGAAATATTTCATTAGATGTAAACAATGAAGATTATTTGAAATTATTATCACTTGATATTGATATTGAAGTTGACAAGCTTTCTCTTGAAGAAGTGAGCAAGTTCAATCCAACTATGCAGGAACTTATGAATTTATCTTCTATCATTAAAGAGGGTGATTAATTTTGGCGACATTGCAAATACCTAAAATTACTTATAAGGATAAAAAGGATTTTCAAACGCAAGGGCAGGATGATGAATACAAGATTTGTGCAAAAGATATGAACGAAATCAAGTCGGTTTTTAATAACAGCGCAGAGGCAATTGAAAAAGGATTGAGCACTATTGATGAAAATGTCAAGAAAACAAATGATGCACGTGATCTAGCAAAACAGTACATGGAACAAGCTTCACAAGATGCTTTGGCAATCAACGGTACAGCAAATGGTATTATTGAAAAAGTAACTACCGAAGATGGATATGCTCAAATCAATGATAGTTCAAATAGAAGATTGAACAATATGATTATCAGAGGAAACAGTGAACAAATTCAAACTACTGGTAAGAATTTATTATTAATATACAAACAAACACAAACTGTAAATGGTATCACTTTGACATATGATAATGACAATAAAGTAATCATTGCAAATGGAACAGCAACCTCATGGACAAATATAGCTCTTGGAGTATTTGATTTCAAGAAAGGCATAACTTATAAGTTTGTAGGATGCCCTAAAGGTGGTAGTGTTGACACATTATATCATATCGAGCCTAACGGGGGATTGTTTTTTGACATTGGTAATGGCGCAACTTACACGCCATCTGAAGATAAGTTAAACACACTTATTTATTTTGTTGTAATTAAAGGCGTTGTATTAAATAATTCGGTTATTAAGCCAATGATTACAACAGATTTAAACGTAACATATGATGATTATGAGCCATATACTGGTGGCAAACCTTCTCCTTCACCTGAATATCCACAAGAAATTAAAGCGGTTAATGAGTTAAGTGGAGTAATGAGCGGAAAGAATTTACTAAAACCACATGGTAGTTATCCTAGAACTGGTTATGGAATTACATTTAATTTAATGAACGATGGTATTCATGTAAACGGCAAATGTACTGCTTCAAGTTGGTATACATTTATATATTCTGATACTTTGCAAGCAGGAACATATTATATCAATGGAATAAAAGGCGCATCAAATTCACGCTATCAAGTCGTATTATATAAAAACGATGTAATTATTGGCTATATCACTACTAATAATTTCAAATTAGTATTAAAAGAAAAAGCAAAAATTAAACTTTCGTTATATGTATATCCTGGATATGGAACTTTTAATGATTTAGTTTTACCCTATATGATTTGTAGGAACGAAAATGATTTGTATTTGTACACTCCATATCAAGGTCAATCGCTTTTAAACTACACTCTTCAAAACCCTCTTTATAAGCTAAGTGATGTATATGATTACATTGATTTTAACAGAGGCAAGATTGTAAGAAACATAGGAGTAATAACTTTTGATGGAAGTGATGATGAAGATATAAGATTAAGTCCTCCTGATGGTTCCCGTCGTGTTTATTTGTACCTATTTCGCAATTCTATTCTATCGATAGAAAATATAAACCCCTATTGTAAAAGCAATATGTTTAAATTTACAAATCTATGGACTGACGGTGTAATGTCACATAACCATCTTTTTTATGTTTCAAGTACTAACATATACGTTTCGTATAATGAGATTACGTCTTTAAATGATTTTAAAACATGGCTCAATAAAAACCCAATTACAGTTTACTATCAACTTGCAACACCTACAGAAGAAGATATACCTGCAGAGTTGTTATCACAACTCAAGGAGCTTCAAACGTATGTTACAACGACAAATGTAATGTTTGAGGCGAGTGATGTTTATCCAATTGTTGATTTAGAATACATTGCAGATACGAAAACATACATTGACAACAAATTTAAGGAACTTGCAGAAGTGATTATAACAAGCACAAGTGAGGAGGAATTATAATGGCATTTAATTTACATGGCTTTGTAATGAAAACATTAGAAGGAATGAAAATTAACACTGATGAATACCAAGTAAGACAATATGCTCTTAAATGGTATTCAAAAGGTGTTTTAAAAGATGAAGATTTAGAAACCATTGATGAATGGTATGAAGTTGAGGATGTTCCAACTGAATTGGATCCAATTGAAGATACTGATATTGTAGAAGGTGAGGAAAATGAAGAAGATGGAAAAATGTTTTAATACGTTAGTAGCAATCATTGCTACTTTTTTTACTTATTTATTTGGTAGTTGGGATTTAGCTTTACAAGTTTTAATTGTATTTATGATTTTAGATTATGTTACTGGTGTATTATACGCATTTATCAGCAATCAATTAAACAGTGAAGTTGGTTTCAAAGGTTTAGTTAAAAAGCTAATGATTTTAGTTGTATTAATCATTGGTGTAATGTTAGATCGTATTTTAGGTACTGGAAATTGGGTGTTCAGAACGCTTGTATGTTATTTCTATATTGCAAATGAGGGGATTAGTTTATTAGAAAATGTAGCAAACATTGGAATTCCAATTCCTAATAAGATTAGAAACGCATTAGAACAACTAAATAAAGATGATGAAGAGAGCGAATAGCTCTCTTTTATATTACAAGGAGGAGAAAACAATGAAATTTAAAAGAGCTTTTGAATTAATGAAAAATGGAGCAAAAATTAAGCTCCTTTCATGGGATGGTTATTGGTATTGGGATGATGAAAAGAAAACAGTAATCATGCATACAAAAGATGGAAAAGAAATGGATATTAGAGAAACTGAAAGAGTTATCTATACGTTATCTAATATTCTTGATGATGGATGGGTTCTCGCTGATGAAAAAAACTGTCCCGAACTAGGTGGAGAAGCTACTTTTGGTTTTGATGAAGCTATCAAATATCTAAAAAGAGGAATGAAGCTTGCTAGAAAAGGTTGGAACGGTAAAGGAATTTTTATTCATTTATGTGAAACAGATGCAACAACAAATCCTTTTGTTTGTATAGATTCATCTAATTTACAAACTGATAATCTAGATGCAAAGAAAAATATTGTACCTTGGGCACCATCACAAACAGATATGTTAGCGGATGACTGGGTATTTTTTGAATAGGAGGATGTTATAAATGAAACTATTCATTAGTCAACCAATGGCAGGAAAAACAGATAAAGAAATCCTAGATGAAAGAGAAAGGGTGCTATGCAATGTAAAAGAATTATTTCCTGATAAAGAAATTGAAGTGATTGATTCGTTCTTTGATGGTGAGCCTAAAACTCCATTATGGTATTTAGGCGAGTCCGTTAAGTTATTAGGTCAAGCTGACATTGCTTATTTCTGCAAGGATTGGGAAAAGTATCGAGGATGTTGTATTGAACATGAATGTTGTGTTCGGTATTCAATTAAACACGTGGAAGAAAATTAATTAAGGAGGTAATGAAATATGAGTTTAATTGTAGGTTCAGCTAGAATTGATGAAAACGGTAATCTAAAAAATGGAAAGGCTGGCGATCAAACAGGAAAAGAAGTCTCAACACAAGCATACTATACACATAAAAAAGGTTGGTACATTTTTCGACCAAAAAGTGTAGCTCATGCAAATGCTCTTGCTACTGCTATGAAACAAGCTTGTGACAATAATAAAATTGGATATGATCAAAATGAAAGAAACGGAGTTATCACTCAATTAAAAAAATATGGTTCATTAGATAAAATTGCTACAGCTACTGAATGTGACTGTTCTTCACTTGTTAGAGCTTGTATCATTCAAGCTACTGGCAAAGACGTTGGGAATATCACAACAGCTAATGAAGCTAGTGTATTAGAAGCAAGTGGCTTGTTTGAAGCTAAAAAATCTGTTACTGGTGAAGGAATGCTATACAATGGTGATATTCTTGTAACTAAAACTAAAGGTCATACAGTTATTGTAGTAAGCGGTAGAGCAAGAAGTACAGCCACTACTTCCAATACTTCTACAGCAACTAAATCATATCTTTCTAAAGGCGATAAAGGTAATGGTGTTAAAACAATGCAAACAATGTTGATTGCTTGTGGATATTCTTGCGGATCGTATGGAGCCGATGGAGATTTCGGAAGTGGCTCTGATAAAGCGTTAAGAAAATTCCAAGGAGATTATGGTTTAACTGTAGATGGAAAATACGGGTCAAAATCTAAAGCAAAATTAGAGTCTGTTTACAATCAAAAGAAATCTTCTAAATCTTTAGGAACATATAAAGTTACAGCTAAATCAGGCTTATACGTAAGAGAAGGTGCAGGGACTAATTACGATATTGTTCCTAAAAACAAATTAACTAAAAATGCACAAGAACATGCTAAATCAAACGGAGCATTAAGATATGGTACTCGTGTCACAGTAAAAGAGTGGAAAAATGGTTTTGCTCGTATTCCTAGTGGTTGGGTAAGTGGGGACTATTTGAAAAAAGTGTAAATTGATGTATAATATATATGCACATTCATTGTATTAGTTAATAAAAAAAGCAAAAAGTAATATTATCTATTCTTCAAAAAATGTTTCAACAACTTTATTTATTAGCTAAACAGAAAGACCTACTCATTAATTTGGGTAGGTTCTTTTTTTTATGCTATAAAATCTAGCGGGTTGGCAAAAAGTTGGCAAAAATATGGCAAATAAAAAACAACCCAAAAAACAATAAAGAATAGGAGGTGCTATGCTTTGTGAAATAAAAATATAGAAATGAAAAAAGCCTTGATAAAATCAAGACTTTTTAATTTGAATTTATGAA